TGTAGGGCGGAGTTTACCTGTCTCATTTCAATCTCAGCCCTGCTGTAATCCATTGCAGTGGAAGGGATCCCAGGTATTAGGGCGGATCTCGACCCCCCTAAACCTCTTAGTCTTAGAACAACGACCATTTGGGTGTCCCTTTTTGGCTGACAGTTTGGGGCGTCTCGTAAGACTTAAAGTAATACCCCAAATGGGACACCAATATGGGACACCAATATGGTCGTTATTACTATAATAAGAGTAAATAGGGGGCGAGAATGATGAGACTCACGTAAGACTCCTTGCGTTGCAGTCGATTTACATCGAAAACAAAGTCCGCCCTGAGACACCAAAGTCCGCCCTAACCATGGCAAACACCCTCACTAATCGCAAATACAGAGCTAAAAACATCCTGGATGGATTAAATTTTAGATACCTTCCTGACGAAGAAGATGAGACTCTGGAAACTTTGGGCTACTACAGAGGGTTTTCTTGCCCCCTTGGTCACCAAATTCGAGACAAAAAAGAACACTGGTGTTATCAATGTGTTCGTCGTATCCAAGGAAACATCTGTGGTTTAGACATTAATTATTTGCATAACGTTTATCAACGAGATGCAAGAGAAATTTTAAGTCTTGTTGATATTAAAAAATCAGATGAATGTTGGCCTATAAAAACTGAAAATGATTTGGAACGGGGCAAAAACGCACCAAAAAGAATTTCATTTCCTTCTTATCGAACACAAAATATGGATCGTCGTACAGATCGTGTAAGTATCCATAAAGCAATTTATACATTTACCTGGGGGGATGTAGGCAGTATGCGTGTTAGTCGTCGGTGTCGTAATAATTGGTGCGGTAATCCACTGCATATGTGCTCTAGTTGGAATCGATCTGATCTCTTAAAAGATTTTCATTATCTTGACTTAGAAATTAATCCTACAAAATTATTATTGATGGCTAAGCGTCATCGACATAACTTACCAATTGAAGAGCTTATTTCAATGTCATATCGCCCTACAATATCTAGTCCACAAGCTGTAGACATTTCCCAGAAGTACAATGGAGAATAAAGCCTTAGCTGGCGAATGGCTAATCCAAATGCACCTCAAAGAGAACGCTCACAAAATAACCCATTAAACCTTGGTACGTTTAGCAAAACATCTTTAAGGATGTTAAGGGGTAGCCTGGGACCTAAAAGTCAAATTATTTCTGGTGGATATGGCCGTGAAACATATAACCACTGGTTCCAAGTAACGCTTGCGTCTGAAGCTTGGATTATTTTATTTAAAGCATCTTCAGCTTTAACCACTGGCAATTCATCTTTATCTTCTAGACGTTCTCCTTTAACAACCCGTTACTCTATCAGTGTTTTTGATCAGAACAGAAACCCAATTCAAGGACGTAATATCTTTCAAGAAGATTCAAGTTTAGTGCAGACAAGACGGGATAATTTTCATACGTCTTTTGATAATAGTTATACAGGGCAGGTCATGGCTGCTCAAAGTGATTTATATAATACTTTTAGTTCAACCAATGCTGACCGTGGTGATGATCGTTATTTTCCTTTGCAGGCTGGTAATTATTTAATTTGTATTTCTGCAGATAGAAATGAAGAGTTCCAGTATGGTGTTGGCTTGGTTGTAGAGTTTCAAACTCCTAATGATGAATTATTTTTCTTGTGTGAAGACACGTCTGACATTACTTATTTAATTACTGAGAATGATTTACCTGAAGCTGTTGTAGAGCGTGTGCCCAATACGGTTACTAGTGGCATAACTTTATCAACTTTAAATGGATTTACAGAAAATCTTTGCACAATTATTGACCCCAATGGTGTGGTCCAAGTTAATTATGAAAATACTAATGGCAACCCACTGTCTTGGTTGATTGGTCCAGACCCAAGCCTTACAAATATCTTAGATGAGAGAGTCTTGCTAGATGCAACTGAGAATTGGATTGATACTACTCATGAGCATTCACTAACCGAATGGCGTGAAGCATGGCAGCGTGATCATTCAATGGATGATAAATTCCCGATTGTATTTAGTAATTACACAAACACTCCGTAACGCTACAATAAAAAAGTGTCTAATTAATTATGGATTCTAAGCCTTTAGTGCGTGAGCATGAAGATTTAATTGTTTCTTACTGGACAAAAAAAGAAAACAATAAAGAAAAACCTTCTGAATTTTTTGAAAAATATTGCAATATTGAGCCTTGGATGCCAGAATGCAAGCAATATGATGTCTAATCGGTGTCAACCTTAATTACGAATTTACCTCCATTAAAGGTTTGGGTCAGAAAAGAATACCTTCGTGATTTAAGGGATGGTTTCGGTGAGTATGTTTTAGGTTATTGGACCTCTGTCAAGTCTCTACCTGGCAGAGTTTTTTATTTTGAAACATTCTTGCCGGAGTATGGAGCACTTTATGACAAGCTTCCAATCTCAGCATTCTTATCTTGGGACTCAGATTCTCCAGAAAAACCTGTAGCTCCTGATCCAGATCTTCCTCTTGAAGAATTACAGTTTTGGAATTGTTTCAGCCATGACATTACCACGTTGGAAAAAAATCTTACCTATACGATGGGTTGGGAAATCAGAACCAAAACCCACGGTTCTATCCCTGGGGAATATTTGTTTACTATTGACAGTTTTAATGGCGACCGCTCTCGGACTGATATCTCTTTCGCAGAGACGCCAGACGAACATAAATCCTTCAACATTATCGCGTTGCCAAATGGTCAAATTGCAGCGTATCCAAACAACCGATGTCGCCTTAGTGATCCTTCGCTGTCCCCTGAAGAACTTAAACAACCAGACTTTTTAGTTTCTACTCGATATTTCCAGGTAGAAAGTCCTAATGCAAAGTGGGGACGGCTTGGTGAGTCTGAAGAATATTTCTGGGAAACTAAATCAGAACAACAACAGCAAGTGATTTACAATACAGCAACAGGTGTTAATTATGAAATTTTTATTCCTTTTAATGATGAGGAAGAATTTGATCGGTAGAATGTAAATGTCGAGTCTATATTGTTATGCAAGACATTTTAACTAATCCTATTACTTGGATTGTTATTGCTGCTCTGTCTGAAATCATTGCTCTTTCTCCTCTGAAAGAAAACAGTGTTGTTCAGGTTGTTCTTAAAGCAGTGCTTCAGCTTAAGCCCTCTGTAAAAAAGTGAAAGGTATCACTCCTGATGATGCTGTGTTTATTGCACAGTGGTCGTTACGGAGTGACAAACAACGAATCAAAGACGAGTTAACACGTCGTAAAAATATGGCATTAACTAGTCATCGTCTTGACGAAGCGATTCGTAAATACAAGGAAGAAACAGATTGGTATGATTAATCATCCAATGCTTGAAACCAGAAGGTAACACCGCCGTTATCTTCTACGTGTTTCCTAGTAGCATAAGCCTCATCCTTTGTCATCGTTTTGCAATGGCGTTCTTCACCAAGTTCCCAGCAAATGTTGACACGGATAGGCTTATTTGTTTTCATAATTAATCTGCGCTAATTTAGCTTCTGCTAAAGCACTAACAGCAGTCCATGCAGTTTGTCCTGATACAATCTCTTGGTCACAAAAGTATTCGATTGTATCTTCAACTAATTCCATCAGCTCTTCATTGGCTGCATAAGAAATAATCATTGGTGCATGGCAACTAATAGTAATATTGAAGCACAAATTCCCCAGGAACTGAGGAATAATATTGCAATCAAAGCACCTTCAGATGATGTTGAAGACTTTTTTGCAGATTTTGTACTTTTCAAGTCGGTCTTTATATCCATTCCACCCACCATTAATTCGGTAACAGCACTCGTCAAATCCTTTGCTAAGGCAGACATATAGCAAGTCATTATCTTTGATCCAAGTTAAAGCAGAACGAAATGGATAGTGATCAGCAACGTAATCACAACCACGTTCTACGATGAGTGGATCTTGCAGTTCAGCAGCCAGGCGCGTGTAGTTGTACTTGCCAGTCAGCATTAGTACACCTGCACCCTTGTACTTAGGTCCATCGTAAGGACCATTGCCCAAATCAACACGATTGTTATAGGCTGTGCCGTCTGCAATCTCTTTCATCCACTTGAAGTTACCAGTTTCATGCATGAGATTTGCAGTGAGCATGGCAACACAACCTGGGTGCTCATCAAACTTTGTGGCCATCAATAGTTTATTAAAGTCACCACAGAAAGTTTCATCAAACTTACTGGCGGGATAACCAGTAAGTTGCTGCATGACATCTGGAGTAATGATCCGACCAGTGGGATTGGCCGGACCCGCACGATACATGGTGGCGAACTCATCAAGCTGGTCATCTGAAAGTTGACTTTCAAGCCAGTTCCAGGCGGCCAGCTGATGTGATTCTTCCTTATACCATTTGGCTGCTTTACTCAGGTTGATTGTCACTGGTTTCTCCTTCAGTGGAAATGTTTTCTTCCGGAGCGTACTC